CTTGTGCTTTGATGACTTCTGATCCTTCAGACTTTATTGCTCCAAGCTTAATTGCAGCGGGATCTAAAGCGAGTAAAGAATACTCTCCACAAGAAAGAACGTTGAATAGAACTTATGGTGAAACTCATTACAGTTCTCCATTCAAGATGAGAAACTCTATGTCTTTCTTATCTAAGACTTATACTATTCCTGGAAACATGCACCAACGTCCGTTAGTGATTGAAATGTTAGATCCTAAGTCGAATAAGACTTCTAAGATCTGGACTCAATATGCTGAATGGGAGTTTATGTGTCAGTGGATGAAAGAAAAAGAGCGTATGCTTTGGTTCTCTAAATCTAACAAGCAGGCTAATGGTACTTATAATATGTACGGAGCAAATGGAACTCCAATTATCGAAGGTGCAGGTTTACGTGAGCAAATCTCTCCATCATACAAGTTCCACTATACTGACTTTACAATTGACTATTTAGAAGATGTATTATTGAACTTATCAATTAACATCCTTCCAGAAGACCAACGTCACTTCGTAGCGTTTACAGGTGAGCGTGGTATGGTTCAATTCCACAGAGCGCTTGAAAATCACGCAGCTCGTTTCCAACCATTAGATTCTAAAAGAATTTCTGGTGAAGGACAAAACTTAGGATTCAAAGGTCAGTACAGAGAATTCATGGGCCCACAAGGGATCAAGTTTACTTTAGTACACTTACCAATGTATGATAATAAAGTTCGTAACCGTTTTGCTCACCCAAAAGGTGGATACACTGAGTCTTACCGTTATACTATCCTTAACATGGGTACGTCAGGTGGGGAAAAGAACATCAAACGAGTATATCCTAAAGGACGTAAAGAATTAATGTGGCACGTTGCTGGTTCAACTTCACCGTTAGGCCCAAATACAAACTTCAGTAAAGGTTCTGCGTCTGCAGTAGATGGTTATCAATTATTCGCTCAAGCTCAACAAGGTGTTCTTATTCAGAACCCAATGTCTTGTGCAGAATTGATTTACTCATCAACTGTCTGATAAATAGTATATAAATTAATATAAACACGAAAGAATACGATATGGCAAAGGCTATAAAAGCAGAAACTACAACTGCAGTGAAGAAGGAAAGTGTTGTTAATAATACACCAGATAAGGTTACTTTAAAACCTATTAAGAAAAATGGATGGCTACCCGAAGATCACGACGGGGCCATCCGCTATTCTAAATGCTTTGAACGTTTAACTGTTCAAGCTACTAGAGGTAAAGGAGTACTTAATAATGGACTAACTGAGGAAGACGAAAGACGTCTTGAAAAGAAGATGAATATGTCTACTGGAACATTATCCCGATATAATAAAGATTATTGGACAATGTTTAGAGTAGATGTTGCTAAAGAAGGAACAATTCTTGATCTTGCCTTCCCAGAAGATGAATTAAAATACTTAGTTTTAAAAGCTCACCAAAGAGTTGCAAACTCAGAAATGGAAAGATTTGATTCCCCATTTGCAGAGTATGTGATGACTTCAGAAGAGCAAGAAGCTAAAGTAGAAAATAAGAAATCTAAACTTAAGCGTAAGGCTTACAAAGTATTTAGTAATATGTCTACTACAGAAATGAAAGATGTTCTTAAAGTTATGGGTAAACGAGCTGGAGACGATTCGTCTGTAGATTTCGTTGAATCACAACTGGATAAAATCGTAACAGATGATCCGCAGAATTTCTTGACTACTGTAGAAGATCCAACATTTACAATGAGAGCGTTTATTGATGACTGTATAGCATCAAGAGTTCTTGTAAAGAATGGTACTAAATATCAACTTCCTGGTGGAGATGTTGTAGGATATGCACTTGAGCAAACGATTGAATACTTACAAAATCCTAGCAATCAGGAAGTGTATTTAGATTTAAAAGGTAAACTCACTATAAGTAAGTAGTATGGACATAGCTTCAATGCATGAAGAATTTAAATTACTGATGGATAAGGCAGATTCAGGAGGTTCTCCATCTTTCATATCCACAGAAATTGATAGATTCTTAAACGCTGCAATTGAAAAATTTGTAGCTAAACGTGCATTTGGAAATAATCCTAGAA